CCGAGCACCATGCACGTCAGCACCACGATGGCGCGCATCAGTAACCTCCCAGCGTTGGGCAGGCTTGCGCCATGGCCGTGAGGGCGGCAGCGCATTCCACCGGCCGCTGGTCGTACTGCTGCTGAAACGCCTTGGCGCTGCGATCGGCGGCGGCTTTGGCCGCCTCGGTCTCGGCACGTAGGGCCTTATTGTTGGCCTGCAGCTTCGCCAACTTGTCGGCCTCCGCCTTGAGGCGGTCTGCGATAGCGCGCAGCGCGGCGTCCTTGTCGGCCACGTTGGATTCCAGCTCGGCCCGCTGCAGCAAGGCGACATCCTCAGCGGCCTTGCGATCCGCCTGGCACTGCGCGACCTGGCGCGTCACGACGATGACTTGCTGGCCCTGACGGTAAGACGACATCGCTGCCAGTGCGCACAGGCAGGCCAACACGGCGCAGCACGACTTGAGCACGCTGCCCGGCCGATGCAGCCATTCCAGGAAGGCCGTCACCCACCCCAGCACCAGCTCAAACGCGGCCTGCAGGAATGCCCAAAGAGCGGCGAGAATCTTCACCGGTCGGCCTCCCGTCGGCGCCACGGCCACACCAGCAGCACCGTCAGGCTCACTCGGACCAGGAGCACGAACCAGGGCGCGGCGTACTCGTGTCGGTCCAGGTCGCGAAGGAAGATGCACAGCATGCCGATCGCGATCCCGATCAGGCAGAGGCCGCGCAACAACCAAGTCGCGCGATCGCGGTGGCGATCGCCCGTCTGGTAGGTCAGCAGCAGCTGCCAGGCAGCCGCGGAGAACACCGCCAGAGTCGACAGCAGGTTGCCCAAATAGACGATCGTCATGCGGCACCTCCGGTCCGGCCGGCAAGCCGATCGGTGACCTTCTGCAGGCCGCCCAGGTAGTGCGGCAGCATGGGCTTGATCACAAAGCCGCTCAGGCCACTAAAGGCCATGCCGGCTTCCTTGATCGAGGGGATATAGATCGCCGCCGCCACGACGATCCAGCCAGCGGCCAGCGCAAAGGCCAGCACGAACAGACCCAGCAGGCCGACGCGCAGCAGCAGCGTCAGCCAGCGCATGCTCAGCGTCAGGTCACGCGGCGGCGCCACCTTGCCGGCGTCAAGCTCGCTCAGCAGCAGGAGCCCGACGAGCGCGCCGACGATGGCCGCCAGGAACCAGGACTGCGGGATGCCGAGGAACAGGTGCTCGCTGCCTGCGATGACCTCGGCCACCACGGTGCCGCCGGCGCCCGCCACACCGGCGCCGGCGCCGAGCTTCACGATGAGCGATGCCCAGGCATCCATCAGCGTTTGATTCCCGCGAGCTCGACGCCGTCCCAGATGACCTCGTCACCCCAGAAGTGGCCGCCGTTCTCGTGCCGGGCGATCGCCTTGGCCAGCAGGAAGGCCGTGGCCGGTGTGTCCACTCGGATCACGTCGGTCGGCGCGGCGCCCAGCGCCTTCGCCACCTCGGCACTGTAGGCGGTCGAGTTGTTCTCGTTGGGCGGCGCCCAGCGATTGATGATCGAGCGCACGGTCAACAGACCATACTTATGCTGGTAGGTCAGCAGCGTCTTGACCATGGCGCGAAAGCCGTACTCCGGGCTATCGAAGACAGCAAAGCGGGCCTCACGATCGATCGCCGCCTGAGTGCGATCCTCGCCCTGCCAGACCGTGGCGGTGCGGTCGATGTTGCCCGGATTGTTGTTGCGGACGCCGCGCGGCCTGGTCATGGTCGATATGCTCGATAGCAGTTGAAGAAGACCCACCACCGCACGCGCCACCCGGGCCTATGCGTGCGGTGGTGGTCAAGACTTACGCGACCAGAGCCGCCGTGCCGGGGGTCAGGCGCACGAGCACTTCGGTGGTGCCGTTGCCGGCCGCCTCGACCGCGTAGCCGACGCTGTTGCTGTCACCGGTGGCGCCCGCAGCGGAGATGGCCTGCTTGTTGTCGGTGTCCCAGTTGACCGGCGTGCCGGCGGCAAACACCGCCGTCGAAGCCTTCTTCAGGCGGAACACGCCTTCGACGTGGGCGGCGATCTTGTCGCCCACCGCGCCGTCGGTGACGGCGATGGCGATGATCTTGTTCTGCACGATCACCTCGCCGCTCTTGACCGCGGCAGTGAGGATCAGGTCCAGGACGCGACCATCCTGATATGCGTTTTTCATGGTGCTTCTCCGGAATCGAAAGGGAGGGGCTGCGAAGGCGCGGCGGCCAAGGCCGCCGCCTCCGTTACGCGCCGGGGTTCTTGTAGAGGCCGCGGTAGTCGGCGATGGCCGGCGCCGCATCCAGACGGACCTTCCAGGCCACCCCGTCAACGGTGAAGCCCTCGTGCTGATCGAGGAACGGGGTCTGGTTGCCGTCGAGGTAGCCCACGACGATGCCGTCAACGAACGCCGAGTTCGCAACGCCGTACCAGGCCGTCGAACTCGCCGCGTCCAGACGGCCATCGCTGATCACGTCGAACGTGTTCTGGACGATGTTCGGCGTGGTGTTGTTGCGCTGGGCGCCCACTTCGAACTGGCTGGCGCGCACGGTCAGTGCCGCGCCCGACAGCGCCACCGGGACCAGCAGCGACTTCATCGGCACACGGATGACGTTGCCGTCAGCATCCTTCTGCAACGCCATCGCCGCCTGCATGGCCGAAACGCTGTTGGACGTGATCGTCGCGCCGGCGAGCAAGTTGCCGTGCTCGGCGGAGAAAAGCGCGTGGCCATCGGCCAAGTTCGGGTTGCTGATCAGCAGTTGGTAGACGGCGTTGGCCAACGTGCGCTTTGCAGCCTGGCCCATCTTGCGCGGCACGTCGTTGAACACGCCCAGGTCGTCGTTGATGACCGCCTGGCGAGTGATCGAGAACAGCTTGCCGTAGGTGACCAGCCGCATCGACTGCGACTGCTCGCTGAAGGTGCCGTACTTGTACTCGCCCCCCTCGGGCACGATATCCAGGTTCGAGAACGCGCCCAGGCCCACCAAGCTGGTGGGCTTGAAGTCGGGCACGTTGACGGCACGGGTGAACTGGTCGAACTGCTCCTCGACCTCCTGATAGCCCCGCAGGATGGCCGTGCGGGCCGCGTTGCCCAGCAGTGCGGGGAAATCCGAGTTGCTGTGGGTGAAAGCCAAGCCCACAACCTGCATGCGGTCCATGCCCCGGGTGTTGACGCCAGCCGCCTCGACCGAGGCGCGGGCCATCTCGACCATGGTCAGGCCGCGGAACGGGTTGCCGTCGGTCGGCTGCGCCAGGCCCACGCGGGCCTGGATGGCGTTGGTCATCGCGGCGCGAGTCTGGTCGCGCTGGTCGCCACCGGCCACGATGCCGGCGCCGCCATTGAGCGGCTGCGCGCCGCGCGCCATCAGGGCCAGGATGTGGCGGCCGACGTTGTCGGCAGTGATCGCCGGGTCGGCCGCAGCAATGACACCGTCCACGTAGGCGCGGACTTCGGCGTTGGCCATGTGCGGATCGGCCAGCGCCATGATCTCGGTATTGCGCGTGCGCAGCGCGGCCAGGGCGGCCTGCACGGTGCTGTCGACGGCCGCAATGACGGGCGCCGGAGCCGCAGGAGCGGGAGTCGCGGGCGCCGGCAAAGGTGCGGGATTGCCGGCGTTCGCGAGGATGCGGGCGTACTGTTGTTTCATGGAGGGATCCTCGATATGGCCGATCACGGCCGACTGGGTAACCTCGGGGAGCGAGGCGAAAACCTGCGGCGAGAGCGCCGCAACGATGTGGGTGCGCAGCTGCGCGGCGACGGCGCCGGACGTGCTGGCGATGGCTTGGACGTAGCTGCTCAGCGCGACCGCTGCCGCCCGTGCGCTGTCGGCTTCGGCGAGCGCCGCCTCGGCGACGCGGTCGGCGAAGCCGAACTCCACCGCCAGTGCGCCGGTGTACCAGTGGTCGGCGCCATCGGAGAGCAGACGCTCGACGTCTTCGCGCTTGCCGGTCTTGGCCACGTAGGCCTCGACCATCGCCGCGGCATGGGCGTCGAGCGCTGAAGCCCACTGGCGAAAATCAGCCGCATTGCCGGCGGCGATGGTGTGCGGGGCATGCACCATCAGCAGAGAGCTGGCGTACATCACTACCTCGTCGCCAGCCATCGCGATCAGCGAGGCGATCGAGCAGGCCTGGCCGTCGACGAAAACGACCTTGCGCGCCGGGTGCTGCTTGAGAGCGTTGTAAATGGCGATGCCATCGGCGGCGACGCCGCCTGCGCTGTTGATGCGCACGTTGATCGTGCCCGCCTGGATCTGGCCGATCTGTTGAGCCAAGTCGGCGGCCGAGACCGACTCCTCCCAGAAGCTGTCGCCGATCGTGCCGTAGATCATGATCTCAGCCGCGTCGCCAGCGGCGCGCACCTGCAGCAGATTCGGCGCAATGGCTGCGCCGGCGTCGGCCAGCACTTGGCCGAGGCTGGCGTGGAGTGGGGTATGGCACATCAGTTGTTGCTCCCGAGCTGGTCGCGGATCACCGAAGCGCGCTGTTGCGCTCGGGCCGCAGGATCGATGGACGCCGCTGCCGGCGGCAGGTCACGGGTCTGCTCGGCCCAGTCTTCGCGCTGGCGGAGCACCTCGTTGGGGTTGTTGCCGTACTGCAGGGTGTTCTGTTGCGGGCTGACCCAGCCACGGTCCTCGGCTTCGCCGCGGGCGTTGGCTTCCTTGAGCGGGTCAATCCACGGCATCACGGGGCGCACGTAGGTCGAAGCCGCAAGGTCGCGCAGGGTCCAGCCCTTGGGCAGACGCACCCTGCGTGACAGCAGGCATGCCTCGACGAAACGCAGGCGTTGCGGGCGCACAGCGCGGGCGATGAACTGCTCGGCCAGCATCAGATAGCTGCCCCACTTCTCGACCAGCTCTTGCCGCTGCGCCGAGTAGGTACCGTTGTAGTCCAGCGACAAGCTCGAATAGCTCACCCCGATGCCGCCGGCCGCAGCGCGCAGTTGCTCCTTGCGCCAGGTCGCGGCATTCGGATTCGGACGGTTGGACGCCAATTCCTCGATCGACTCACCTGGCAATAGGTCGTCGAAGATCATCCCTGGCGCCATGCGCAGTTCGCGGAAACTCTGCCCCTGCTCCACGACAGCGACGCCGCCCAGACCTTCACCGAGCGGGGTGTAGGCGGTGCCGTCGCCTTTCTTGATCTGGAAGGTCAGCGAGGCCGCGACCTTGGCGGCGATTCGCTCGGATTCTTCGTAGTCCTTTACGTCTTCGAAACGCGACATGGCGCTGGCGAACACGCTAAGCCCGCGCACCTGGTGCACGCGGGTCAGGTGCGCGATGTGATGCAGGTACTCGGCGCTGACGCGTTTGGTATCCAGCATCCACCCCAACGGATCGCCCGGGTGCTGCTTGTAAAGGTGGTAGGCGACCGCCCTGCCCCAAGCGTTCCGCTCCACGCCCTGGAGAATTCCGCGCCCTGGATCATTTAGATCGAGGGGGCACATATCAGCCTCGATCATCTCGATGCTGTAAGGGACATCGGTGCCGTGTTCCAAGTAGGCCACCGGGCCGATCAGGTCTTGGTAGAACACCTCGCCATCGCGGTAAAGGCTTCGGGCCAGCAGCTGCTGGACCGCGCCATAGTCATGAGTGAAAGTGACCTCCGGGCGGTCCCACCAGGCGTCCCACAGGTCGTCAAGCTGCAGAGCCAAATCTCGGTTGATCGGTTCCCCCGGCCGGCGCGGCGCGGCCAGCACATCGATGCCCGAGCCGACGGTGTTCTGCACCAACACGTTGAGCGCATTGGTAGCCAAGTCGAGGTCGCGGTCCAGGTGACGTGCCTGATCGCGGAGCTGCTTGGAATCCATGCCGGCAACGGCGTTGCCGCTGCCCCAGTCGCGCGCCAGCTTGCGGCTGCGCGAAGGGCGGGTCACCTCGTGCGCCCGCGCAACGACTGGCGTCGCCGGCACGGACGCGGCAACCCTGCGCACCTCGCGATCAGTGGCCACAGCTACCGAGAGACGGTCGCGTGCGATGGCGGCACTGCCGCCCATCAGGTCCGACCACCAAAGTCCGCCAAAGCGAAACGCGCACGTCGCGGGCCGGCAGCCTCTCGGTCCGCCGCAGTCTGCCACTCCTGGCGTCCAATGCGAATCTCAGCCAAATCGGCGCGAGTCAGCAGCCGCTCGCCATAGCGCACGGCCTGTCCCTGCAGCACGGATTGCTCCGCTTGCAGGTAGAAATCGAGCATTTCCTGAGCCGTCTTCATGACGCTCAGGATGAAGAAATGCGCGTGCCAACTCTATGCAAAAGCTGGCACGCGCACACAATCCAAGTGCCTGTTTTTACGGTGAATCAATTGACTCGCCGTGCCAGTATTTGCTGTTTATGGCACTGCGAGCTTCCCCTCGCAGTATCTGAGGCAATAGGCATCCACTTTGAAGGCATCGCAGCCGGCGATTGGCCTCTGGTGCGGTGGCACCCTCATGCTCTGGTTTACCCCTCCTGCCTTGAAGTGCAGGAGGATCAGGCACGGACCATTGTTCTGCGCCGAGCGAATAGTTCCCCCTACGCCACATGTGCCGGCGCCGCTGACCATATCGATCCATTGGATAGCCGGCTTCCCTCGGCATGTGGGGGATTCTTGCGCCCACACCCCCGTCGATGCGGCAATTCCGATCGCGAAACCAGCGGCACGCCAGATTCGAAGGCCCATCAGGACGCTCCCACAGATGCTCACATGTTGAAACGCATCGACGGCAATTGTCCGGCCAAGCCTCACCCGCCGGCGCGCCGAGGGAGTCCTCCGGGAAACATTCTAAATAAGCTACGCCGGCTCAAACCGTGCTTGTCGCACACCCTCTCCGGCGCGACCCCTGCTTCGAGGTCCCGCTGGATCCGCAAGACGTCGGGGACCCGCTGCTCAGCGGGGAAGTATGGCCGCTCACCCGCAAAGCAACGCATGATGGATTCCACGAACGGTTGAGCCATCTGCTCGCTAATTCCGATGTCCTGCCGCATCGCATCCAGGATGCGCGTGCGAAGCTGCTCGGCAGTCTCTTTCCGGGCTGCCATCAGAGCCCCCATCCGTCTCGGCCGAATCCGCTAGACCGCGGCCGCCGGGGCTCGCGTGTTTCACGGGAATCCGTCGTGGAAGCCGCCGAGCCCTCGGGCGCGGCTGTTCCACGGGAATCGTTGCCGGTCATGGTCTGCGGGGGCCCGCCGGCGAGAAGCCGAGCGTCGATCGCATCCCAGTCCGCCTTGGTGAAGCGATGCAGGCGCACTTCCGGATGATGGGCGGCGGCATAGGCGTACACCCAGGTGTCGAGCGGCTCGTTGCGCACGACTTTCTTCTCGAACCGATTCTTGACTGGGTTGTAGACCTCGGAGACCAGCCCCGGAAAGAACTCGGCCGGCAGCTGGTCGGAAAGATGCACGAGGCGTGCGTCAACTTGACGCTCGGCATCCGCCGACAGACGACTGTAAAGATAGTGCTTCGCCGCTACACCGCCGACGTGGTAGATCGTGATGCCGCGCTTGTCCGTCTGCCCGCGCCAGGTGACGTCTGCCAGCTTCCCTTTTGACAACACGGGCGCGTTGTTGGGCACGGCGCCGAAGATGCACATCGGACGTGTGATCAGGCGCTGGCGCACGTAGTTCTTCACCGCCTCGGTACGGTGACCGCCGCCGTCTATGGCCACGGCTAGCGGACGCAACAGCACGCCGTCCTCGCGCTCGATGGCCCGATTCAGCAGGTCGGTCAGCGCCACCCACACAGGCTCCTCCGCGGGGTCACCGCCCAGCTCGACGTAATCCAGCGTCCAGGCCGCCATGCCCCTACCCCAGCCAATGATGTGCACGGCAAGGCGATTGTCCTGGGTGTCGACGCCCACGGTGATGGCCAGCACGCCGCGCGGGGCATG